CTAAGTTTAACGTATTTATAACATGATCTCTAATACCCAATGCAGATGACCTGTTTACAACAAAACCTGGCCAGTTTATATGTATACCTGTTTTTATGAGTGTGTCTACGGGTTTAGGTTCAGCGACAGATATCAAAGCGTCTTTACCACCAAATTTTGAGACCTTGTCACATATCACTTTACATACACTCTTAATCTGTTCAAATGACATTTCTTCGTCATCTTTATAATCAAGATCCATGAAAAAGTTGTAATTTTCCGTTTTCTGTTCAACGACAAATATCTTTTCACCGGAGTTATATACTTCTACACATTTTTCGTAAAAGTCGTTCAATTTATCAAATGGCACGGAGAGGACACCACCGTCCATGAGCACATGTGATAAATCGGAGTTATTAGCAAAACCTTGGTCTTTACACCAACGTTTAAACATACTTACCTATTAATCTATTTATCTTTTTATACTGTTTATTCATCTTCATACTCGTGACGCCAAATAGAGCGTCTATATGAGACTTCTGGATAATTTTCTTCTTCTGATAAATTTTTCTTTAAAACGAGGAGTTCATAAACTTTATCCTCTTTATGTAATTCAACGTACCTTTCCGCTCTTTCTAATGTATATGCGTGCCTTTCAATGAGAAGATCACGTATTTGGGATAAAATGTAGTTCTTAGACTTCATTATTTAATAGAGAAGGTTTTTCTATCGAGAGAAGTTACACACGCGTAAAATTCTGGATTGTTAAGTACGTTCTTAACAATACGATCCCATTGTTTTTTAGTACTGAACTCTGAAAGTGTTTCAAAATTCATGAAATCATTTTCATCATGTGTTCTCTTGATGGGCTGTTTCTGAATCTTACGGAGATTCATTTTCTGTTTTTCATCGTTAAACTTACGTATAAGTTCAGCCTGTTCCTGTATGGTATAGTTTACGAAAAACACGTAAACGTTATATTCCAGTTCCACTCCTGGACTTTCTGTTACTACAAACTTAAATTCTGTATATTCACCTTTTTTCAAAGAAATAACTCCTCTGGTTTCTTCTTCAAGTTCTCTCAAAGCACATCTAATGGGATTTGGAATCTCCCTTCGCCTGCACCCTCCGGTGACGAAAATCCAATCTTTGAATCTTCGATCCCGGACAGTGAGAAATCGTGGTTTATCACCTATAAAAGTGACGGGTACTGCAATTGCTTTATATTTTTTCATTGCTTATTTGCAAGTTATAATTGAATAAGATGATTATTCTGAAGATTCTTCTTCATCATCATCAACTTGGGTTTCAAAAACTTCCTCTTTTTCTGTTTCTACAACTGGTACAGATTTCACTTGCGGTGGTGGTCTGGATAAATGTGTCATGAGGTTTCCATAAAATCCTTTAACATTATCCATTTCTGATTTCGTTTTATTAAGTTCTCTGTACATGTACATTGTGGCAACAATACACATGAGCACGGCAACTATAGTCGCGGTATCGCGATCGAATGTAAACATTTTATATATAAAATTACGAGCTAATTTTTTAAGTTCCTATAATCGCACCCATGTGCGTTTTCTTTTCGGTTGGACATGGGTACCCCATTTTTCCAAATTGTATTTCCTGGTAATGACCTTCTTTACACTCCGCATTTTGAGGAGGTTTTTCTGGTTTTTTACCAACTAAATGATCTAAAGTACCTGATTTTGGGTCATACGTTATAACAAAGATAAATGCTAAGAGAAAAATTAATTGCCAAAACATTTATAATAAATGGATAAATTAAATTAGTTGGAATACATCAAACCACCCATACCATTTTCGATACGGAGGATGTTGTAGTTGACGGCGTAGATTGTATTAGCGAACGATGTATTATCGGAAACAAGTCTCGCGGAATCGAGTCTACTAAAGTTGAGCGAACCCGTTGGTTGAACCTTAGCCGTGTCGAGACAGAATGGAATCAATGTCACGTTATCGGCCGTACAGTTACCAGCAGTTGTATGGTAATAGATTGGGACGGAAGTAAAGTGTGGGATAACGGTCTTCGCATCAGTAACATCCGTACCGTTAATTTGAAGTTTCAATTTATCGGCGGCGGACATAGCATTTACAGCAACCAAATATTTCATTGGGTGATTGAAGTTGAGCTCTTGAGTCTTAGAGGCGGAGGCGATAGCTTTTTGTGTTTGTGTAATAAGCATGTTTTGTGGTGTGGAAGACAAAGCGGTACGCTCATCAGTGTCGAGGTGAATGAATTGAACGTAGACTTCCGCATCGGCTGTGGCTGTAGTACCCCACGTGATTCTCAATTCAACATCGTGATATTGAAGAGCAATCAATGGGATCGCCGACTGGGCATTCTCACAAAACGAAAATCTGAGTGGGTAGAACGTTTCACCAGAGTAAGTAGATTTAGAGTACGTTTGGTTCATAACAGTTGGTGCGAGAGTCGCAGAAAACTCATAATCTTGTTCATCAATGACTTGTCCACCAATGAGAAGTTCAACCTTAGAAATTCTAGCGTCCCAGTTAGTAAGGTTACCACCTCTATTAGCGATGTAGACATACCCGACCATGTCGCCTTTTCTTTCAAACCTGACGGTCGACATACCATTCGCGGATGGGTTGCCCTGGATAACCTGTTTCTCAACAGTTTGGGCGAAATTTGTGTGACGTTTGTAGTTGGACCTGAAAAAAGAAACTTCAGGTTGGCCGACGAGATGCGCATCTTGGGCACCTACGGCAACGAGTTGGGCAATACCTCCAGACATATTTTATATTATACTAAGGTTTTATTTTTTTAACCTAGGCAAATCCAATCGCATTCATATAAATATTTCCATATAAATTCGATAAGGTCATAAGTGCATGTTTGTCTTGGGTAATTGAAACATCGGTCGTCATCGCATAAAAATTTACATTCGTCAACTCTTTCGAAATATTTATATCACCTCCACTCGCGAGTATAGGTACGACAATTTGTGCACCTGTTATAAGATTTGAGAATACAAGATTTGAAACATCAGTTGTTGAAACGACGAGTGGTGCTGTACCATATGACTTTTCTCTTGCATCAATTGTTATCGTCCCTGAAGATATAGTTGCAGAAATATCCGTATTGGTTAATTTTATGTTTTGCGATGTTGTATTACCTGATATCGTAATGTTACTTGCATCAACGTTCCCTGATGTAACAAGACCACCTAATGTAAGAACATTTGCGGTTACATTTGAACCAACTGCAGAACTTACCGTATCATCTAAACCAAATGGTGAAGCAGCAATATTTAAACCCCCTATGGTAATGTTATCCGCTGAAACATTACCCGAAACCGTGAGTACATTAGACCCGTACGTGTTTACTGTAAGATTTGCGGATGCCGCTGATGGACCAATTGCTACATTTGCATCTTCTTCGTGTATGTTATCTAATGTAGATCCACCTTGTCCCCCCGAATCGTAAATTTCACCGGTCGTTGTGTTGAACGATAAAACGTTATTTGAAGGTGATGCATAAGCCGGGTCAAGTTTTATTGCGTTATCTACTTTCAAAGATGCTACTGCACCCGCCGACGATTTAAGTAAAACATCACCGGCATAATCAATTTGTTTTGTAGCTGCAATGTCAATATCACCCGCGGATGTTAAACCTGTGGTCGTATTATTAAACGCGACGGTGTGTGTTGTCGTTGCCCCTCCATCTGTAATAGTTTGTAAATCTGAAGAAACGTCGTCCCACGCTATTCCAGTCCCGGAACTTCGAAGGAACTTTTTAGATAAATTTGCGCTACTAGCGAAAAACCTCAATTCACTAATAACTACTGCAGTTTGACCAGTACCACCTCTTGCTTTTACAACTAAGGCTAAATATGTATAAGCACTCGCCCCAGATATGGAAACTGTATGTCCACTACCACCGTTATACGTAGCGTGTACAGTAGATGACAATAGACTTGTCCAACTGGTATCATCATTACTTCCCAATATTTCCCACGAATCTGGCGCCTGATTGTCATATGACATTCTCCCCGTAATGTTAACTGATGATGGTGCAATTCCAGTCGAAAGTTGGAGTTTTATCCATTCACCGGATACACCACCTAAACTTTTACTTCCCGTATAGGCACCCGAAGTACCATCGTAAACATTTTCATCAGAATGCCAAAAAGTATTTTGCCCCGGGGTAGTTTTATCAAATGCTTTCCATATTTGACCATACTGATTACTACTTGCAGTCGTTGTGTACGTTATTCCTGCAATGGTTTCACCCGAATTAGCCGATGATGATAGTGCAGACGTTGGGTATTCGACAGTAGTACCAGCTGGTGTATAAGGTGCAAGTTTAGCTAACGCAGTTCCAGATGCTGGACCTAATAACAATTCGTTTTGTGCAATTGAAGTTAAACCGGTACCACCTCGAGTAGTAGCAACCTGGCCGGTATGGGAAACGTGTCCTAAATCTAAGTTTGTTAACCCCGAACCACTACCAACGAAGGTTTGAGAATTAACCTCTTGGGCATATACACTACCATTTAATGCCTGTATTATAACTCCCGTACCGGTTAATTCTAAATTATCCGCGGTCATTTTACCCGTTGTCGTGACGTTACCCGCCAAAACATTACCACCTTCAACACTCAAAGTCATGAATTGATCCGTTGTTGCGTTCGTAGGAACGATATGTGCACCGTGTGGGTCACTGTGTGTATACGCGATAACGTATTTTTTCTCGTCGCCCATGTATCCCGCAACTACATTTGCGGTTGGGCGTGTCATAATTATACCCATATCTATGGTGTCAATGACATTCGCGTTACCTAATTCTATAAGGGGATCAGAAATGACATGTATATTACTGTCTTGAAAAAATGTTTCGCCCTGTACGTTCAAATTACCCGTAACGTATAGGTTTGAAGACACGAATGTGTTATTAGTTGTGATATCATGACCTATTGGACCGTCAATGAGTTCATTGTCATTATTCACATACGGTATTTTACCTGAAGACAGAGTTGTACTTTTAAATATAGAAGCTGTAACGTTACCCGTAGCAACTACGTTACCCGAAGCTGTTAAAGATGTTACCCCATTCGTAAATGAAATTTCATTATTTGTCGATGCACCCCCATCTGTAATAGTCTGTAAAGTCGAAGAAACTTCATCCCACGATATACCCGTGGATGAACTTTTAAGGAATTTTTCAGTTGGACCAGTCCCTGGAGCTGAAAATCTAACTTCAGAAACAGCGACCGTACCCATACTAATACTACTCGTCAGCGTCGTTATCTGGACAGCAAGTCTAAAATAGTTGTATGCAGCAGACCCCGATATTGTCGCTGTATGACCATTTCCACTATTCCATGCGACTGCAGTAGATGAGCTATGTATTTCAGTCCAAGATGAACCGTTGGTACTTCCGAATACTTTCCATACATTTGGTGCGGGGATGGAGGTTGTTTGCGATGGAATTATTTGAATAGATGTGGGTGCGAATGCAGTTGCTCTATATAACTGTATCCATGCACCAGAATAAGATCCAGTGGTGCTAGACCCCTCATAATAACCATCGAAACTCGCATAACTCTCACTCGGGTCGTTATCAGATCGCCATATGGTAGAATTATTATGATCAAAAGCGTTGTTGGTTGCCGTACCTGACCCGGTCGAAGAAGCGGATGATGTATACTGAATACCACCAATGGTTTGTGTAGTACTTGACATTCCACTTGGTGGAACTGTAATAGATGTTGGACCCGTGTAAGCCGAAAGTTTAGCTAACGCATCTCCAGACGATGGACCTAATAACAGATCGTTTTCTGTAAACGAATTTAAACCCGTACCACCACTTGCAATTGCAATAGGAGTACCCGTTGTAACGTTACCTGAAACAACTACGTTACCTGAAGCTGTTAAAGATGTTACCCCATTCGTAAATGAAATTTCATTATTTGTCGATGCACCCCCATCTGTAATAGTCTGTAAAGTCGACGAAACTTCATCCCATGATACACCCGCGGCTGAACTTCTAAGAAATTTTTCAGTTGGACCACTTTGTGAACTTGTAAATGAAAGACGTGACAGTGTCCATCTGGCGTCGTTCGACCCAGGGTTGTTTATATTAGTAACAACAATAGCAAGGTATGAATAGGCTGTTGTATTAGTAAAAGACTCGGTAATACCATTTGTGGAATCTACAAGTGTTGTAGACGCGTGTAATTGTATCCAATTTGTACCGTCAGTACTTCCCAAAATACGCCATGAATTTGGACGAACAGCCCAATCCGGTCCGGTGTTATCTGGTCTTGCTTTTACAAATACCGATGTTGGTGTTATAGCACTCGCGAGTTGGATTTTTACCCATTCTCCATTTACACCACCCAAAGAATTACTTCCCGTGTACCCGTAAGGAGAGGAATAACTATAAGTTGGTGGGGATGGGGATACATAGTTGGTACTATCATTTCCATCAAACGCCTTATACGTGTTTGCGGAACTATCACTCGAAGATGCGGTATTTCCACCCGACGAGTTAGCGGACATATTTGCTGGAACCGTACTACCAGCTACTGGTGCATAAGCTGCAAGTTTAGCTAACACAGTTCCCGAAGATGGACCCACTAATAGATCACCGGGTGAAATTGAATTTAAACTTACGACATTGGTTGTTATTGTATTTACATTTACATTGTCACCAATAATATTACTCGATACTGTCCCCGCAGTAACAGCGTCAACTTCTAATGAAGTGACTTCTAGTTTATTTGTTTTTAAATAATTGGATACATTTACATTACCCGTAACATTTAAGACATTTTCCGCGGTATCATTCACATATAAATTAGAACCGACATCTAACGTGCCATCGACGATTACATTACTGTATGCCTTGAGTGATGTTGTTGGGTTTGTGAGATGGATTGTATTCGATGTAACATTACTTTTATCCGTAACAGTTTGTAAAGTTACATTTGAAAGAAGACCACCGTCCCCTATATAGTTTTGTGCACTAACATTACCGACCGTTTCGAGTGCATATATAGATCCTGTTGGTACATTCAAACGAAGTTGTCCTTCATTACCTATACTTAATGCATGCGTGGGTGAAGTATTTGCTATACCTATATTATCTGCGTGAAGTGTACCTGTCTTAATAGTTCCTGAAACTTGAATTTTGTTTGTCGCATTTTGATCTATAGTAACACTCGAACCAGTAAAAAATTTATTAGCTTGTACATTACCTTCAACTTTTATGGCTTCTGAACCTGTATTGGACATGAAAATCCTATCACCGACAGATAACATATGGGTAGGAGACGTATTTGAAATACCAACATTTGAACCGTGATCGGTCGTAAACGCAGTTGTTATATTCGCAAAGTGTGGTATACTATTTGAAACAACATTACCTTGGACAGCTGCACTATCTAAAGTAACACCACCTAGAAGGGTTGTAGGAACACTCGAATCAACAATTTCTTTTGTTAATGAGGAATAACCGACGAGATTAGAACCCGCTAATTCAGCAACACGGAGTGGGGCCATATATATAGAACCCTCGTTGACTGCATTAATAACAGAATTTGAAGCATTAAAAACAACTGTGTTTTCAGCCTGGTCATCCGTAGCATGTTTACCAAACCGGATTTTGGTAGACCGCTCGATGGTCGGTAAGTTTTTAACCATTTAATATAAGTATGTATTTTAATTTGCATAGATAAGACCAGCCATGCCATTTTCAATACGAAGTATATTGTAGTTGACTGCGTATATAGGATCACTAATGATCATGGATTGACTGACTATCTTTGCAGAATCTAATCGACTAAAATTGAGCGTTCCTGTCGGCTGGAGTGAACTCGTCGATAAGCAAAAACAGTATAAGAAAAAATCGGGGGACGTAACAAAATTTGTATGATAATAGTTCATAACGTCTATAAAGTGTGGTTTCGCCCATTTAAAATTACCTATATCTAAACCGTTTATTTCAACCTTTATTCTATTGGTTGTTGACGTTAATGCCCCTTCGGTCGTTGTATCCGAAGATGCAAGATACTTGACTGGATGATTAAATGTCAATTCCTGTGAAAGTTCATTTGAAGGAATACTTTTTTGAACCTGTGTAATAATTAAATTATGGTTACGCGAAACGAGGTTACCGCGTTCTTCGTTATCGAGGTAATAATAGTTTGAATAACACTCAAAATTATAGTTACCCGCATTTGGTCCCCAATGTATACGTAATTCGACGTTATGGTAATGTAAAGCCACAATGGGTAAAGCGCATTGTGCACCCTCACAAAAGAAGAATCTAAATGGATAGAAATAAGAGCGAGCACTTACACCTGGGTGTGTACCATTCGCACTTTTTGAAACGTTTGTTGCAAACGTATCGATTGCTATTTTTTCGGTAAAAATAGCATCTTGTGTATCAATAACTTGTCCACCGATAAGAAGTTCAACTTTATCTATGAGTGTATCCCACCTCTGGATATCAAG